ATTGCAACCAACTTCAACACAAGACAAATTCCCTATGAGCTTTCAATATGAACATTAAATTCAAGGATATTAAAACCAATGGCAACAGGATTATTAGGAGCAGAGGTCATACCCATAAACCCATTACTTAATCCTCAACCTTTAATGAACTCTTTTGGATATTCAAATCCAAGAGCCAACATAGGAAATTCTAATCGCATATTAGGAAATGTTCTTCCAGGTATGTTTCCATTGGCTACATTTGGACTGCTCTCACAGGCAGGAAATTTTTTTAACAATAAACCGATGTCAGCACAGGATGTGATT